CATTCCGAATGCCGGAAAAGCCGATATGTCGGGCATGAAGAAGGTCGGTGTGTCTAAAGTTGACCGCGAATACGGCGGCGCAAAGAGCATGACCGGCGCTACCCCTCCCAAGGGCGCAACCGCCTCTGATACCTCCGGTGAGCGCAAGATGCCCATCGAAGGCGGTGTCGGCATGGGCAAGGCCGATGGCCTGGGTCTGCGCGAAGCCAAGCACATGGGTATGCACGATGGCCGCATGGGTGAGATGAAGGGCGGTAGCAAAGAACACGAGTGCTACACCCACGAGCGCATGGAACACGAGCAAGACAAATAAGCGGGTCTCCGAGAAGCGGTAACTTCTCGGTTTCCCTGACCACATAGAAAGGGCTATATGGCTGAGAGCAATTGTAAGTTATGCATTTACTTCGCTAATATCGACCGCATTGGTCAATGTCGGCGTTATCCGCAATTTGTAACCAAACACGAAAGTGAATGGTGCGGCGAGTTTTGGGAAGATGGCCCTGTAGTTAAGCGCAAGCCAAAAATAACACTCAAACTCCGAAAGGATGACGATGTTCAAGCCGCTTAAAGACAAAATCATCGTCAGGCCCGAGCCGCGTATCAAAAGCGAGTTGTGGGTCAAGACCGCAGAAGCTGACACCGTTGGCTACATTACCGCCGTAGGTGATGAGGCCGCCGCCGAAGGCTTAAAAGTCGGCGATAAGGTCTATTTTGGTACGCTGGCTAAAGAATACCAAAACGAATACCTTAAATTTGATACCATTACCATTGACGAGCAGCGCCATCTCCGCATGAGTTGGCAAGACATTTGTTTTGTGGAGGAAGTATGAAACCTGGACTCTATGCCAACATTCACGCCAAGCAGGAACGCATCAAGCAGGAAAAAGCTGCGGGTAAACCCGTAGAAAAGATGCGTAATCCTGGAACAAAAGGCGCACCAACCGCCGAGGCGTTTAAGCAATCCGCTAAAACGGTCAAGAAATGAAGCACGACAAGCCCATTGAGCATAAAACGACGGGTAAGGGCAAGACCTACAACCCGACGGACAAAGGCGCTGGCATGACCGCCAAGGGCCGCGCTGAATACAACGCCAAGAACGGTTCAAACCTAAAGCCGCCCGCGCCAAATCCTAAGACAAAGAAGGACGAAGGCCGCAAAGCATCATTTTGTGCCAGGATGGAAGGCGTGGTTAAGAACGCCAAAGGCCCAGCCGAACGCGCTAAAGCATCACTCAAAAACTGGAATTGCTGATGACTAAAGAACTTATTGGCAAATACAATACTACAAAGCAATTTTTTGAAAATGGTTATGCCATACCTTTATATGGCGTACACACTCATTTGTGGGTGCATTTTGACAAGGAAATCGTTTTGCCGCATGGGGCGGTCGAAATCAGTAGGATTAATGACATTCCCTGCGCTTTGTGGACAGATGTATTAGAAGCAGAGAAAGCATGAAAGACCTAATCACCGCAAGAATCCAAGACCTCATGGCTAAAGGCCGCGAACTGGAATCGCAGATTCACCAAATCAATGGTGCGCTGCAACAATGTCAATGGACGCTAACCGAACTGGAGAAGCAAAATGCCCCTGAAGAAGTCACCGACACCCAAAGCGCTGAGTGAGAACATCAAAGCCGAGATTAAGGCTGGCAAACCGCCCAAGCAAGCGGTAGCCATTGCCTACTCGGTTAAGCGCGAAGCAGAGAAAAAGAAAAAGTGACCGAAGAAACACGTCCAAGAGGTCGCCCTAGTCTTTACGACCCCGCCTACATTGACCAAGTAATAGAACTTGGCAAGATTGGTAAGTCTACTGAGGCGATTGCTGCTATTTTGGGCGTGGGCACAAAGACTCTATATAACTGGAGGGATGAACATCCCGATTTTTTACACGCCATGGAGTTGGCAAAGGAACATGAACTTCTATGGTGGGAAGACATTGCCCAGGCGCACATGATTGAGAATAAGGAATCGGACAAGATTAACGCCTCAATTTGGTCGCGCTCGATGGCTGCACGATTCCCTAAGAAGTACCGCGAGAGTGTCAAACAAGAGATTACAGGCGCAGATGGCGCACCTTTACTAACCGGCATCGAAGTCAGCTTTGTCAAGCCAAATTAAAGAAGCGGTAGCAAAAGCACAGTTTCCGGTCAAACTGGAGTGTCTGTTTCAGCCTGAGAAAAGCCGCTACCGAATCTTGCATGGTGGACGCGGCGGGGCTAAATCGTGGGGCGTTGCTCGAGCGCTGCTCATAAAAGGCGCACAACGCAGCTTGCGTATTCTTTGCGCCCGCGAGTTTCAGACTTCCATTAAAGATTCCGTCCACAAGCTGCTGTGCGACCAAATCATTGATTTAGGGCTAGAAGGCTTTTACGAAATCACCCAGGCTAGCATTCGGGGCAAAAACGGGACTGAATTCGCTTTTGTCGGCCTCAAGAACAATGTCGCCAATGTCAAATCCTACGAAGGCGTGGATATTTGCTGGGTAGAAGAAGCGCAGACCACCAGCCGCCTGTCATGGAACATTCTGATTCCAACCATCCGCAAGGAAGGCAGCGAGATATGGGTCACGTTTAACCCTGAGTTGGAGACCGACGAGACTTATCAGCGGTTTGTGCTGCACCCGCCTGAGAATTCTGTTGTCCAAAAAATCAATTGGTCGGACAACCCTTGGTTCCCTGAAACGTTGATGCTTGAGAAAGACGCGCTCAAGATGCGCGACATTGAGGCATATAACACTGTATGGGAGGGTATCTGCCGGCAAACTGTGGACGGGGCTATTTTTGCCCGCGAGATGCAAATGGCTGAACTGGATGGCCGCCTGACCAAAGTGGGTTACGACCCGATGAAGCCGGTTCACGCCGTATTCGACTTGGGATGGTCGGATGCCACGGCCATATGGTTTGTGCAGTTTATCGGCATGGAGACCAGGCTAATTCGTTACCATGAGGACAACCAAAAGACCATTTCCGACTACCTAGCCAAGATGCAGACTTACGGCTACGTCTACGATACGCTGTGGTTACCGCATGACGCTGAAAACAAAACGCTGGCCGCTGCTGGCCGAAGCATTGACCAAATCGTGCGAGGCGCAGGCTATAAGACCAAAATTATCCCTAGAACGCCGATTGTGGACAGTATTAACGCGGCGCGTACCCTGTTCAGGAATTGCTGGTTTGATAGGGAAAACTGTTACGATGGGCTACAATGCTTGCGGCATTACCGCTACGAGGTTGACCCCGACACCAAAATGTTCAGCAAAAACCCGCTGCATGACCAGTTTTCGCACGGAGCCGATGCTTTCCGTATGCTTGGCCTTGTTGTAAATGAGCCGCGTAAGCGAGTGTCCAAACCGACCTATTTGCAACCACAGAATTGGATGGGCTAAATGGACGAATCAATCATTGACGAAGCAAAGGACTTTCTAAAACTTTGCAATGACGCGGACACAATGAACCGCCAAGAAGCGCTTGAAGACCTTAAATTTGTTTCAGGCGGCGACCAATGGCCGGTAGACCTACAAAACTCCCGCAATCTTGAATCGCGCCCCGTCCTGACAATCAACAAGCTGGACGGATATTGCCGCCAGGTGACCAATCAGCAGCGCCAGCAGCGCCCACGCATCAAGGTTCACCCGACAAACACTCAAGCTGACGTTAAGACTGCTGAAATCATTGAAGGCATATGCCGCCATATTGAGATTAACTCCAATGCGGACAACGCTTATGACACCGCTTTTGACCACGCCGTGAGGATGGGCTGGGGTTATTGGCGCGTTACAACCGACTATGTAAAGCAGGACAGCTTCGACCAAGAAATCTTTATTGAGGCCATCCAAAACCCGTTCACCGTCTACTTTGACCCTAATTCCGAAGCCGTAAATGGCTCGGATGCTGACCGCTGTCTCATCACCACCATGATGAGCAAGGCCAAATTCCGCGAGTTGTACCCCGATTCAGACGATGGCAGCAGCTTTACCCAGCGCGGTACGGGCGACAGCCAATCCGAATGGATTACCAAAGAAGACATCCGTATTGCGGAGTATTTCTACACCGTGCGAGAGCCTGCCAAGCTGGTCAAATTGTCCGATGGCACTCAGGGGTTCATAGATAAAGACATGAAAGACCGGATGGCTTTAGCTGGTTTGACCGTAGTTGATGAGCGTGATTCATACAAAAAAGTAATAAAGTGGAAAAAGCTGACCGCCATCGAAGTCATTGAAGAACGCGATTGGCCTGGCTCTTACATTCCCGTCGTGCCTGTTTATGGCCGCCACATTGTCATTGGCGACAAACGCAAGAAGTTTGGCATGGTGCGCCACGCTAAAGACGCACAGCGGATGTATAACTTTTGGCAAACAACGGTCACTGAAAGCGTCGCGCTGGCTCCCAAAGCTAAGTGGTTGATGGCCGAAGGGCAAGACGAGGGCCATGAAACCGAATGGGCCGCGGCAAACATTAAGTCTTTCCCGCTGCTGCGCTACAAGCAAACCGACATTGACGGGCAACCCGCACCGCCTCCACAGCGCCTGCAGCCTGAGCCGCCTCCAAGTGGCGTAATGGCCGCGTCTGCAATGATTAACCAAGACATTGCGACGCTGATGGGTATCTTTGACCCAAGTCAACAACTGCCTGGAAATATCTCGGGTAAGGCGTTAAACGGCCAACAACAACAAGTTGACCTGACCAACTTCGATTTCTACGACAACCTGACTAAATCCATCGCGCAGACCGGCACGATTATTCTTGACCTTATCCCCAAGATTTACGACTCCCAGCGGGTAATGCGAATCATCGGAGCAGATGGCAAGCCTGACTTGGTAAACATCAATGAACCTAAGCAGGACGCGCAGGGCGTTTACACCATCATGCACGACATGACTGTGGGCGAATACGATGTGGTTATGGATACCGGCCCAGGCTACAACAGCAAGCGCCAAGAGGCCGTGGATTCAATGGTCAAAATGCTTAACGTTGACCCTCAACTTATGCAGCAGGCTGGCGACCTTATCTTCCGCAATATGGACTTTCCTGGCGCGGACATCATTGCTGACCGGCTGGCCGCTGCTAACCCAATGGCACAAATTGATGAGAAATCACCTGTGCCGCCGCAAGTTCAGATGCAACTCAAGGCAAATCAGGCGCAAATGCAACAGATGCAGCAGGCTATTCAAAGGTTGCAGCAGATGATTAAAGACCGCACAGATGTGGAGCAAGTTAAGCAGGATGCCGAGACTAAGCGCACGCTTATTAAGGAAACCAACCGCGCCCACGATATTGAGTTGCGGAACGAAGAACGCCATCAAGACATGGAAATGCGGACAAGCACCCAGGCGCACGATACTGTGCTTAAAACTCAGACGCAATTGGAAATCGAGCGCATGAAAGGCGAAATCGCCCTTATGCTTGCAGACCTTGACCGCCGCGCCTTGCGAGAGGCATCGGCCGAGACCACAGAAAGGGCTATCTAATGGCACGCGAAATTGTTACGTCGGAAAACAAAGCCGAGCATGATGCTAAAAAATTAGGCTTAAAAAATGAACCTAAGGAAGAGTATCGAAGCGAACATGAAGCGCCTGGCCCTCATTTTGGCGCTCCATTGCATGATGTAACCAAAGAGATGTATCCAAAAGATTTCTATGGGCCTAATGGTTTTAGATATTATGCGGACAATGGTCAAAGCATGGATAGAAAATCTTACGATACGGTTAAAAAATTCAAAGACAAGCCAGAGGATAAAGTTTTAATTCATCGCGCCATCCCTACAAAAGTTTATGAAGAGGCAATGAAAAAAGAAAATCCCCATAAACACATGATTAGAAAAGGTGATTGGGTGACAATCAATAAAGATTACGCCAAACAACATGGCGAATCAGTTTTGAATAATGATTACAAAATCGCCTCAATGAGCGTCCCTGCAAAGCACGTATGGACAAATGCAGATTCTATTCATGAGTTTGGTTACCATCCTGATTGATTTTGTGGTATAAACCACCAACCTTACCCGTGAGGCTCATGGGGAAAATACTTAGGGAAACCTATGAGTGACAAAGAAGCCGGTCAAGTTTTGACCAGTGAGAATTCGGCAGAGTTTTATGCAA